GTTTCGACAACCATCCTGTCTTTGTAGAACTTGTAAACGATTGTTTTTAGTCCAAACTCATTGCCCGTTGTGTGAGCGTGCGGAGGATTCGGGCTTATTGATGGTTTTTTTCTGCGTTTGATTAAACGGCGCATGATGCCGCGAACTTTGGACCCTGATTGCTTCAAAACCCGCTCTATGCCCTTTTGGGTTTTCTGGTCTAGCTTTTTCAAGTCGCTGACCATATTCAATGCAGGTTTTAGCGTTACAGAAAACATCAACTTACACCAAATGCCGCTTTCATTGTCGATTCATTTTCAGCCTGTCCAGCCTTTAAGGTCATTGTTCCACCTCGCTTGCTGGTCTTTCGATAAGGGTTGAAGAAATCAGGCGTTTTTTGCCTTCGTTCCTCTTGCCCACGATTAAAAAACAATGAAGCCAATAGGCTTGTCTGGTCCCAATCATGGCGACACTTGAACAAAAATCGCTCAAGTATTTGACGCCATGAAAGTTGCCCGCAATCGTAGCCGACAACCGCTATCATTCGCTCGATGGCTTGTCTTCTTCCGACTGGTTCACCACCTGACTTTTTACTTCCGCACATCTCGTTAACTGTTCGTATTTGAGATGCGCAGGGGTAAAATTTACGATAGCGGCCTCCATTGCGTCTCTGACTTCCTGCGTTTTTGACTGGTCCAGGCTTTTCATCATTTCATCATTCCATTTGTCACCAAGCCAGTGTTTAACAAGGTCCAAAAATGGCTGACCGTGTTGATATAAAAGCTCGATGCTTGATTCGTCGCCCCATGTATCAAAACAGTCAAACGCTACTTTTGATAGCTCGATTGCAATGTGGTAATTTAGCGAGAAATCAACATTGACGCCGCCGATCTTAACCAGCACGCCTGGCAGCATTTCGTCAAAATCACTCGTTTTCGTCTCTTGGTTCATCTGTTGGCATTCCTACAACAGGTGCTTTTGTTAGTTCAGGTGGATTTTCCACGTCCAACTGATCCGTGTTAACTGACACTTTCTGACTCATCAGCATTCCGCTGACTGCCGCTTTGTGAATCGGGTTTTTTGTAGTGTCTAACAGTTCTTTAACTGTCATTTCCTTTGTTGGCATTCCGCTTTTCCTTTTTTGGTGATTCAAGTTTTTTGACTGGAGCAGGCTCAAACTTGCCCTCTTTGTCGAACTCAAAAACGTTTGAATGTTTGTAGGCGTCGTAAATTGCCTGATTCTTCGGCCACTTCTTTAACGCCTCTGCGATTGTCAAAATCATGCTTTGCTTCCTTATGATACAGTATGCCAATCAGATTCCACGTAGCTGCCACCGTCCTGAACCGCGGTAGGCTCAAATTCGAGCGAAACCATCGTTCGGTCTTCCAAGGGAGCTTCAATTGAAAAATCAAACAAGGCGCACAAAACCCGCATCCCTTCACTGCCTGACGTAGCTTGCAGGCCATCCAAGACAAGCAAGTCGAAATTGTCATCGTTGTCGTTGAAGAAATCATCCTTGAATGCCGTCACGTTTGTATTGCTGTTTTCGTACCAACAATCGAAACCAAGGGTCAGCGTCTTGTAACCCTTCAGCATCTCCATGAACTCAGCACCAGAACGAGGAGCACTAATCTTTTGCTTGTTCAGTGTCAGCGTAATATCCGAGTTTTCACCAACCAGCGACCATACCGGCGTGCTGTATGTGCCAGTGTTACGATAAATTCGCCATTTGCGGCCTGTTTTACTCATTTCAACTTAAATCCTTTTCTTTGCTTGATTCAATCAAAACAATCGAATGAAACTGGCCTTTTTGAATCAATTCTGGATCGTATAAGACCGTGTTTTCGTATCTGATTAGTTCAAAGTCAGTTCGGTCTTTTTCCCATTCACATATCTGGGTTTGAACCTCGCCAACAAACTGCAGCAGGTTTTCAATTTCTGCTGCTGTAAATGTGTTTGAGTTGTCGTTTTTGCCAACATTGCAACGAATGTGTATCGTTGTTTGGTACGTCTCAATTAGCCTCGATGCTGATTGAAACGTTGCGTCAGTCAGTGAAAACGGGACAACTGCTACGCTTAAAGATTTTGAATCCTCAAGGTTTTCAACTGACCGATTGCCGATAAGGTATCTTTCAGCCGTTGGGTCAAACGAATTTGAATAACTTCCAGCATTGATTGCCGTGACAATTTGGTCGGCAATTGAAACTGCATGGATGGCCATTAACCTGGATCGCCTGTCGTTAAAACGCTGTGGATTCTGTAAATCTTGTTATGTGGTGGATCGTGAAACCGAAAAAACTTGTCGTCATCCATTTCGGCAAGGTCAAACGTTTCTGATGCTAAAATGATTTGGTGGCTTTTCTTTGGCTCATATCCTTGGTAATCCGTTACCAAAACGAGCCAATCCTGAACCCTGTCAGAAATAAGCTCGTTATCTTCGCCCAAAAGCTGTCTTTGCGTCTCGCCTGGAAGAACATGCACGTTGGTCAAAGTCAGCGAATCACTGATTTTGATTGAAACTCGTTTTCCATCTAAACGCCGCGACGATTTAAACGCCGCGACGCTCGCTGTTAACGCTGCAGACATTACGCCAGAATCGCCTCGGTATCACCGCAACCATCGGACGTAATCAAAGGAATGTTTGGCCCAACAAACTCCGGCAATGGAGCAGGTGCACCTGTCACATTCGTCGCAGTTCGGCTTGCTCGCAACTGTTCAGCTGAACGCTGCGAACAAACTGCCAAGTTTGGACCCTTACCGGCAGGGAACTTGGAAAGCAACGAGTAAATCAGGTCATCAGTCAAACCTTTTCCGCTGTCCTCGGTCAGGTTGCAAATTCGACCGCAAGAAAACTTGCTGCCATACTGCAAACCGGCCCAAGCCTCACCAGGGGTGTAGTAGGCGGTATAAGGCTGCTGACTGGAATCCTGCAGAGCTTGAACAATCGTTTCCTGCTCCTCAATTTCCTCGGTCATGATTGCCGCAATTTCTTCCTCATTGACTCGAAGGAAGTAAAAGCTCGAACCAGTGCTCGCGGTCGTTCCGCCAGCATTCACGACCATATCGTCAGCAATTGCGTCAATATTGGCGTTTTCCGGCAAACCAGCAAAACCACCTGCAGCGCCGCCGTTTGTCGTGCCTGAAAGCATCTGCAATTCCATCCGGAACATCGCATCCTTCATGCACAGCATTTTGTCACGCGCAACATAATCAGCACGTCCTTTTCTCCAAGCGTCGGCAACGGCTTTATCGACCGCTGACGTGTAATCAAGGATTTTCAGGGCTGCGGTCAGAACAGTGTCAACAGCATGATCCGCACCACGTCCGGCATTCTCAGAACGGAAACCGGCAGCAGGTCGCTGGGTAATCACGCTGTATTTGTGTTCGTCACCATTTGAGGGAAAAATAACAGGCAATCGAGCCAGCAACGGTGCTGATTCTTTCAACTGTTCCAGTTCGTTGTGCGCCAAATCATGGGCATCTGCCAAATGATCCGCTACTGTGGCAAAATCGTTAGCCATTGGTCAGAGTCTCCTTTTCTCAGTTTCGTTCGTCTGCGAATTTTGCTGACATACCGCCACGTTGCTTTGGCTTTTCGTCAACTGTCTCATCCAAATCAACCGGGGTTGATTCCTCAGCCGCAAGCAATGCCTGGCTTTTCCATTCGTCACGCTCGGCAGTCAGTTCTTCAACCCGCTTTTCGGCGGCTTCTTCAAACGTCATGCCCTGTGCGTAATAAGCTGCTCCCTTTTCGCCGAATGCGTCATAGAAACGCTTTGCCTCGGCGCGAGGGTCGCCCAATTCCTGTGGTTTTTCGTCCACGTTTTCACCGGTCTTCAATTCGGAATCGTCAACCGGCTGTTTCTCTGAATTTGCCATAATGTGCAATTCCTTTTTGTTGAGAAAACCGTTTAAAAATGACCTGGCCCGTTGTGGATCAAGTCCGTTCAAACTCTCTGGCAATTCCTCAGAAAGTCCCATCGCATAACACGCGAATGATTCAAGTTTTTGGAATGTTGGATCGACGCAAAACAACCCGTCAGGATTCGCGGCAGGGTCTGAAACGATATCAACGTTTCGCAACGTTCCAAGCATGGCATGAGGTAGGTTTTTTGTGTTAAGTTCGTCTGGAGATTCGAAGTTGGTAAAATCAAGTTCACTGCCGATCAACTCGGCCCCATGCGATAAGTGAAACTCTGTATAGGCTTCAATGTCATGTTCAAACACAATCGACGCGCCAAAGCTCTCTGGATCTTCTTCGGCAATTGACATGACGTGCTCTGCCAAGTCGCCATCCGGTGATTTGTGAGCGTTTTTCTGTAAGTGCAAATCTGCGTAAACCTGATCGCCTTGCAATTCGGCATCAAACGCACGCCCTAGCTTTTTGCTCAATGCGTCTCCACTCATCCCAGGGTGCGTATAACGACTGGTCACACCTTTTGAATCAAACTGATCGTGCACATCCGCAACAAACTGGCTGTCAATCCACATGCCATGACCCAATGCTTCGCCCCGGGTAATGACGGAAAATCCCTCAATCAAACCAGCCGCATAGTGCCCACCGTCGCGAACAACTCGCGAATCGTCTTTTACACCTGCTGCACCGGCCCTAAAATAAGTGATTT